TTAACCAGCATCGAGACAGGTACGTTACAGCCACGGCTTCAACGGCTTAATAGGGAGGATTTATCATGGCTATTAATAGAGCTAGTATTAGTAAAGAACTCCTTCCCGGTCTTAACGCCGTTTTTGGGTTGGAGTATGGTGAAGTAAACAACGAGCACAAAGTTCTTTATGAGGTAGAGAATTCAGATCGGGCGTTTGAGGAAGAAGTTCTCTTCACCGGATTTGGAACTGCCCCAACAAAGGGCGAAGGTGCTGCCGTTTCCTATGATGATGCACAGGAAAGCTATACGGCCCGGTATACTGCCGAGACTGTGGCGCTGGCTTTTGCTATCACCGAGGAAGCAATGGAAGATAACCTGTATGATACGTTTGCAAAGCTTCGTGCCAAGGGTTTGGCCAGGGCGATGGCAAATACCAAACAGGTCAAGGGTGCCAATCTTTTCAATAATGGTTTTACTGCCACTATTGGTGATGGTGTTGCGTTCTTTTCAGCTTCGCATCCTACCGTTGCGGATGGTCTTCAGTCAAACCTGATGGCAGCCTCCGATCTTTCAGAATCTACTCTGGAGACAGCTCTTACCAATGTTCAGAAGATCAAGGATGATCGTGGTATTCTGATTGGTGCAAGTGCTGTTTCACTGCATATCCCGGTTGATTCATGGGCAATTGCAGATCGTATTCTTTCTAGCCCTGGCAATACTCAGACGAGTTTGGCCGCTGCTAATCCGAATATGAATGCAATCAATGCCGTACGTCATATGGGTATGTTGCCTGAAGGTTATCATATCAATCGTCGTTTCTCTGATACGACTTCCTATTTCATCAAGACTGATGTTCCGAACGGTACCAAGATGTTCAATCGTTCGCCTCTTCAGACTAAGATGGAACCGGATTTTGATACCGGCAATCTTCGATTCAAGGCACGGGAGCGTTATAGCTTCGGTGTTTCTGATTGGCGTGGTTTCTTTGGAAGTCTCGGTTCTTAATAAGCGTAGGGAGAGTGGTGTAGTGCCACTCTCTCTTTATCTGAGGAGATAAAATGGCAACAAATATTAAAGCTGCAATAGCAACTGGTGATGCAGTTCTGACATATGTAGAGGATGATACCACGGTTGGTGCCAATGGCGGTAATAATTTCCAGCCCAGCACTACTCGTATTCTAGCTCTACATGCCTTGGCTACTGCTGCCGGATCATATTCAATTAAAGGACAGAGACAAATTACCAACAAGACGGCAGAGGGAACAGCAATCAAGTTTCAGGTAGCTGCCAATGAAGCTACCGATATTTATATGGGTGAGCTGGGTGTTCCTGTCTATGGTGTGGTTAGTGTCTCTGGTCCTACAGACGGTTGTGTTCTAACTGCTTTCATAGGCTAGTCATGGTCGCTTATTCGTATTTGAAGGCGGATCTGATCAACTCGTCTGAGAATGATTCCACAGATTTTGCGGATCAGGTTCCGTATTTTGTGGAGAAGACTGAATTACGTCTAACCAAGGATCTTGATGATTTTGGGTTGGATGAATACACCACTGTTTCAGTTTCATCGGGGAATGCAGCTACTGTTTCTTTGAATGATCGTGTGCGTGTTGTTCGTAATGTGAATTACAAAGTAAGTACAGGAACTACTGTTACTAACTTACTTCAAAGAACTATTGAGTATGCAAATGATTACTGGCCTGTCAGTGCGTCCACAGGAACACCCAGATATTATTCAAGACGTACTAATTCCAGTATTAAAATCGTACCCACTCCGGTTTCAGTAATAACTGTTGAAATACAGTCTGCATCTCGACCTCTTGCATTGGCATCGGCAACAAGCACTAGTGTAACAACCAGTAATTACTTTAGTGAGTATTGTTATGATGCTCTTTTTTATGGTTGCATGGTTGAGGCAACTATGTATATGAAAGATTGGAATACTCTTCAAGTATGGCAACAGCAATATCAGGTTGCCGTAGATACACTTCGTAATCAGGCCCGTAGAACCAGACAAGATGATATGGCCTTGGCAGCAAGCCCAGCGGGTGGTCCAGACACACTAATACAGGGAGCAAGTTAATGTTGGGAGTTATAACGACTATTGCACGGGGAGCGTTAAAAGCTTTGCTAGCTACAACAAAGAATCCAACTACGGGTAAAACTATAAAGAAAGTGTTTAAAGATCCTAAAGCTGCTGAAAAATGGTTACGAGATCAAGGAGCAACAGAAATTAAGATGGGATCGCCCAAGGGAGTAAGTGCTAGGGGTGGTCAAACAAGAGAATCACAATTTCCAGAGTCGTTACTCCGAAAAAAACAAGGAGGCTCACAAGTTGGGCCTGTTCCAGATCCTAAAAGAAAACCAAAGATTATAATATCAGGTCCGGGTAAGAAAATAACTGAACAAGAAATGAAAAATGATCTTTCTCGTTGGGGAGTCGGTGACGAAGTTATTTTGGAACTAAGGGGTCAGGCTTTACGCACAGCTTATGCGGCTATGAAAAAGAAGGTTGAAAGCCGAAAGGGAGGTGGTAAGGTTCTTTATAAAGCAGAGGGTAGTAAGCTAATCAATAAAAAGAAGAAGAAGAAGAAGCAGGGTTATAAAGCCCGTAAAGATGAGTCGATTGCTCAGAGAGTAAAGAAAAAGCGTACCAAGAAACAACTTAAAGCTAGTCGAGATGAGTCTTATGGTAAATGGGGTAAGGGTAAAGGTAAAGGTAAAATCAGGCGTATTACCAGTAAACAGACCGATGGTAATAAACTTGTAGCTTCTCTTTATGATTAGCCGATCAAGTGTAAGGCAACAGATTATGAAACCACCGGCCAAACGTAAACGTAAAAGTAGTAAGAAGAAATGGATTCAGGGAGCTATCAAATGGCCCGGAGCTTTACGTAAGAAACTCGGAGTGAAGCCTGGAAAGAAAATAACAGCAGCTCAGTTAAGAAAAGCTTCCAAGAGCAAGAATCCTCGAACACGTAGACAGGCTAACTTAGCCAAGACACTTAAAAAGATGAGTAGGAAAAGGAGATCTTAAATGGAAAATAAAGTCGCAGCAGTTACAGAGAAATTACCTGAAATGGGAGGTGGTATTATGGATCATTGGGTAGCAATAGTTATAGGTATGGTTGTAGTTTGTGTTGTTGGTTGGATGATTTGGAAAAAGATGACAAAAGATAAACTTGGCTAGGCTTAGTAGAGAGTAGATATAGGAAAAGTTAATGACTAGTTTTAGCCCTTACGATCCTAGTATGGGAATTACCCAAGATCAATATTCGCAACGGATCGACCGAATTAATGAACGAATGTATGGTGAGGATGGTGGTCTAAGTAGTCTTCCCGGTGGTCAACTTAGTGATCAAGAACCAAAGCGACCTGAAGGTATAGAAGATCAAGATTGGCAGAAATATATAGCCGCTAGGGACGAAGCAGCAAAATATCGAAAAGAAAGCGGTGATATGGGCCGGTATGTAAGGGAAGGGGAGGGGAGCTACGACCAATGGAAAGCGATGACAGCTAATCCAGCCATCTTAGCAAACTTCCAAGGCGTTTCTCGACCTGATATGCCTACTCTAAATCCCTCTATGCCGGGTGAGCCGGGATTTGGTAGACCTAATGTAATGTTACCACAACCATTCCTGCCTAGACCTGATGGTGTGACGCCTAGACCCGGTGGGGATATTAGTGATCATATGGTCAGACCACCTGTGGCACTACCTTATTCCGGTGGTGTGACGCCTAGACCGAGTATGCCTGGATTTATGCCTAGACCCGGTGGTGGGCTAATACCACCTCCAGATATACAACCACTTTTACCTCCAGAACTATTACCAGGTAAACCACCTGAAGATTATGGACGACCTAGACCAACACCAGTTAATCCACTATTACCTGGACTCTTTCAACTTCCTACAGGTCAGCAAGCTTCTAACTTGACATCTTCAGGAGGACCGGCAATTAGACCACCCTCACTTAGACTAAAACATGGTGGCTCACTCACAAATAGAGTTTCGGATTTACTACAAATTTTATCATAGAAAATATTGGGAGAAAAATAATGGCACTTGTACGAACAGATAAGAGAGATCCTAAAAAAAAGAAAGGACTCAGGAGAGCACATGCTGGGTCTACTCTGTGGGAAAGTACGGCCAGGGGTTCTCCATTGCCTAAACTTTACTCAAAGACGGGTGGTTATTTGAAACATCATGGCGATCACTGCGTTCGTGATGCAGGTCATAAGAAATATACATTAATGTAAGGAGATTGAAATGCATGGACCACACACATTAATTAAACGTCCACATAATCTTGATGATTTGGTAGGACGCCCCACAGGTCAGGGCTATGGCGCTGCCAGAAAGGGACCGGATGTGAAAGGTCCGCCCCAGGATGTGGTTGTAGATGAAGACTATCAGCAAGGCAACGCTTTCAAGGTAGAGGCTTAATCATGTCTGATAAATATACACTAAAAAAGAGAACTGGAAAGTTAGGTGATGCTCTCAAGTTGCCAGGAGATGAGAATAGAGTTGCGACTTTTAAAGGACATAAGCAAGGAGGTCGTGAACAAAAGACTGATTATGAAAGAGCCTGGAATAATATTAAAAGTGCGGAAACCTATAAACGAAAATATAATCCGACAGATATTGCAATTATAAAAGCATATAAGCCCGAAACCGAGTCTCAATTAGCAGAAAAATCAAGACGATTTACGCATCTTTTTGTAGGTGTTCCTGTTGGTGGCTTGGTAGGAAAGGGAATTGCCAAAGTAGGAGCGAGACTGGCAGCAAGGGCAACCATGACACAGGCAGCTAAAATAAAAGATGCTGCACGTTTGTTAAGAAATGCAACAGCCAGAGCCAGAAAGGCTGGAAAAAACGCAGCAAAAAAAGCAAGAGGGGGTGCAACTGCTGGAGGTAAGAATTTGGCGGGTATCAACCAAGCAGGAAAAACGGCATATACAAAAGCATTTAATAAAGTAATGAGAAATCATACAGAACGCCAAAACTTGCTTGGAGTTAATAAAGCAATACAGACTAAGGCACGAAACAGAGTTATAAAAGGAGGAGTTGGGGTAGCTGCTGGTGCACTAGGGTTGGTTGCTCTGGACCATTATGCTAAAGATGTGCCAGAAAAGAGACCAGCAACAGCCCGACCTGCTAAGAATGGTCCTAAAAAGTTAAAAGAACCGGAAGATTATATATCAACACAGCAAAAGTGGGCTACTTTCTTAATGGGGGGTAAAGATAAAAAACGATCAGATTCAGTTGATAAGAACTTCAAAGAAGCTTTAAAAAATAAAAATAGTAGGGAAAGTAAATTTGTAAATTCTTTAAAAAAGAAGAAGCCTCATTGGTCTGATGAAAGGATAATTAAGAGAGCTATTGAAGTTACGAGAAATTTGAAGGGTTTGGAAGGATTTCCAGAAGCTTCTTTTTCTCCGGTTGGGCGTTTTGGAATAGATGAGATGCTGGGGAGACCAGAAATAAGAGATCATGTAGAGCCGTCTAAAGCTGCTGTTAGACGTGTTCCTAAAGCTCCTGTTATCAAAGTTGAACGACCGCCTTCGCCTGCCACACGTAAAGTTGATGCAAGACTTACAGCTCCTCCATCGATTCCGCCGCTGCGCCAGTCGTCTGATGCACAACGTGATCGAAAAGATCCCGCTAAAAAAGACAGACTTCCGGGTAGTAGAAAAGATAGGCCGCCTAGAGTTGCTAAAGATAAAGATGAAAAACCTGGATGGATGCCTTGGACATGGAGACAAGTATTAGGGCCAGAAAAATTAGATCCAATTACAGGAGAAGAAATTGGCGATAAACAGAAACCGGGAAGAAGAGTATATAAAACTGGTTTGCCAGATTGGATGACTGCCAAGGGAAAACATCTTGTTATAGATACTAGTGATGAAGCAATGGATACGTCTTATCCGGGTGATGAATATAAAAAGGGTGGTCGAATTAAAAAGAGTGTGAAGAAAGTCAAGGCTCGTAAAGGTAAATCCAAAGTTCGTAAGGGCAAACCCAAGGGAGTTGGAGTAGCTCAACGTGGTTATGGAAGGGCGATGCCCCGTCGTGGCTAAACCACTAACACTAAAACAAAGAGAAACTTTAAAGGAACATTCCAAAATGACTGATAAACTTTGTCCTAAATGTAAATGTAAGAAGTGTGAGTGTGGTAAGAAGTAATGGCAGTCTCTAGTACATATAACTTTAATCTTGATATAGATGAGGTTATTCAAGAAGCAACGGAAATGATTGGGGGAGAAGATACTCTAGGTCATGAACCTGCTTCTGCCAGACGCTCGATTAATCTCATGTTGAAGGATTGGCAGAACAGAGGTGTTCTTCTGTGGAGTACATCTGTGTCTTCTGTGACAGTTGCAGCCAGTACTACCACCTATGATCTTGCTTCTTCCACTATTGATGCTTTGGAGGTTGTTCTCAATAGAGATGATACTGATATACAACTTGAGCGTATTTCTCCTGAAGAGTATCTTATTATTCCCAATAAAACACAGACTGGACGAGCCAATCAATATTCAATCAGACGGGGCAGAGATAATCCTGTTCTATCTCTCTGGCCTATTCCTGAGAACTCCACAGATGTTATCAAGATGGAAATTATAAGTGAATTAATGGATGTAAATAAGTCTGCTGACCAAAATGCAGATATGCCCAAGAGATTCCTTCCTCCTTTGACATGTGGTCTATCTTACTATATATCAATGAAACGTCCAGGCGTTCCTCCTGATCGAATAGCAATGTTAAAATCTAATTATGAAGAGTTACTTTTCCGTGCTATGCAGGAAGATCGGGAAAGAGCTTCAATGCGTGTTGTACCCAAACTAGGATATATCTAAAATGTATTTAAGAATAGGCAATGTAATTTATACTGTTGGTAAACAATTACTTAAAAAACTTAGTAAAGAAGTTGGGCCAGTCAGTAAAAATAAATATATAAATGTAGTTGGAGATGTTCCCAAAGGTGCACAAACGAGTGCTACTGAGAAGATGTTTAAAATAAGACAGAAGACTCAGAAAGCACTTCCAAAGGATAAGCAATTTACGGCTACTTCTAAGGAATTTCAAGAAGAATTTAATAAACAATATATAAAAGATGTTAAAAAGAGTCTTTCAAAAGCCTCAGACGAAGAATTTTTGGAAACTCAGTTAATGAAAGGTACGATAGAAGGGCTGAGTGCTGCTAAATTAGTTAGACCGGGGAGTGGAAAAGCGGAGATTGCGAAAGAAAAATTACGAAAAGCTTTGCGAAGTGGTCCTAGAAAAATGAAGAAGGGTGGTCCGGTAGGGGTTGGTGCGGCCCAACGTGGATACGGAGCAACGAGACATGGCAAGTAATAAAAATGCCATAGCCGTGTGTGATACGTGTGGGTTTGTATATCCACACCGAGTAATGCGTATGAATAGTTACGGTATGCTGGTCTGTCCGCAAGACTTTGAAGGTCAGTACGATCTGAAGAATAGTCCACTAAATAAGATACCAGATGTGCGAGATGATCCGGCCATTAAGAATCCTCGGGCAGACTATCTGGGAGGAAGAGGAGTTATGTGGAATAAGAATGAAACATGGATAACAATTAATCCTACAACCTTGGCAGAAACAAAGCATACTACCGAGTGGGATGATGCTAACAGAAGTTGGAACACAATATGACAGATTTAACAGGTAATTTAATATCAGAAACATATAAGCAGGTTCTGCTCATAAATGCCAGCACTACCAATAGTGGTGTGGATACCTCTCTGGTGAATGTACAGACAGGTGACGGAACCAATAGTGCTTTGAAGGTTGCAACTAATGCAGTGAAGGTTGCTGGTACGTTTGCAGTCTCCGGGGGTGTTTCTCTGGATGGCAGTATGCATGTGGATGATAAGGTATGTGCCTCGGCATTCTACGGAGATGGCTCTAATATTACTGGAGTTACAGCCACGATTGCGGGCAATATATCTGTAAGTAATGTAACTGTTGGTGGGACTTTACATGTCCT